ATTCAGCAACATTGTACTCAGCAGTGCCATACTCAAAGGTAGGAGCAGTCTGCGTAGTTGCTGTTGCAATCGTATAGTTTGTATTATAATCGAAAGCCCACTTAATGTCAAGTGTTGTGTTGCTTCCACCGACCACAGTTACAACAATTTTCTTTAGCATCTTCGTTACCGAAGGAGCGCCAAAGTCAATATAGGGGGTGTAGTAACTAAAAGTATAGTTGCTACCGTTGTCTTGATAGCCGTTATACAAGGCAATGCCGTTAGGCTTACCCATTAGCAGTCTACGGTTTCTAGTTGCAAGCAGCGCTGTAGGATTGATGGTATCCCAGATGGTTGCTCTAAAAGATCCATCCTCTAGCGGCGCTCTAACATCAAAGCAGTAAGTAAAGCCGCTGGTAGGCAGAGTCAGCAAATAGAAAGCATCTGGTTCGTAATAGACACTGCGGAGGGTATCTTTGTCTTCGTTGGTCAGAGTTAACAAGAACTGGTCACGAACATTCTTGCTAATATCACGCATCGGTGAAGACTTCTCTTGGATTGTGCGACCAAGACTACGAACACCGCTGTTAGACAAGAAGATAATATCTGTACCAATATTCTGTATACTGTCTCTAGAAATACAACCAACACCTTTGATAACATCGCTAACCTGCAAAGTATCAATGTTATCTGCACCGCTGTAGATAGCGATATTGTTCTGACAGAATACAACCAAGAAGTTATTATGAGCAGCCAGTGCTACAATCTTGTCTCCACCGGGAACTACCTGCTCAAGGTTAATAAATCCAGAACCAACAGCAGTAAAGTTATCAGGTTCTAACAGTGCTGAATAATAAATCGTATTGTTATTAGCACCGATATCAGCCATCCACATACGACCATAAGCAGCCAAGGCGCAGTTAGGCATAAATGTAGTTACAGTATATCCGGTAGGAACACTACCAACATCGCCTAGACGCTGAAAGCCAAAACTACCGCTATGAGCATGAGCAGTAGCGCCTAGTTTATGATAAACCAAAGGCGGTTGATTCTTCTGAACCAGATAAGCATGTGCTGATAGGTTTAGTCCAGAATCATAGATAGGCTGAACAATCTGCCAGTTATCAGCACTAATCGTGTAGGTTAAGTTAGCAGAATCTGTACTGTTACGAACATTCTTCTCAGTCAGCGTTGTCTCGCCAGTAAACAACTTGGCATTACCAGCAGAGATGATGGTGTAAGTAGCGTCACCATTATCAAACTCAAACATCGCTTTTGGTGCAGAACTAGTGCCACCGGTGGTGGTAGAGTATGTCCAACCCTTCCTAGCACCGATCCTACCGAACTTGTCAATAACAGCGTTGTAAGCCTGCGTAGCAAAGGCAGGATTAAGCGTTACAGGGGAGTCTTGGTTATTAAGACCAAAGTAACCCGGTGAGGTTAGCGATATGGATTGTAGTGGCTTGTTAGGCATTATACCCAGTTCCAAGTAGTTTCATCACCACGACGACCAGCCTCGATAGCGATGTGATCACCTAGTGAACGCTGTGCAACTGCATACTGGCTTGACACATTGATACCACCGTCTTCGCCACGCTCTTCAATAGCCTTGGCCCATGCCAGCAGCACTATGGGGTTTTTAGGCAGTGCTGTAGCATCAGTATTAGCGCTTAATTCCGCTTCTGGTTTAACAACATCAAAACGAATAGTATACACACCATTAGGAATAGGGTAGACATCGACTTGAGAATCTCCATTAGCATCCACACCGTTGAAGTTATAATACGATGGAACACCCTTCTGAGGGTTTGAAGTGAGAATCAAGTTCTCAGTCATGTAAGCAGCGGTACGATAATCCATAAACTCATCAGAAGTATCGTTCATTGCTTGCAGCAACCTAAACCGTGTACCAGCATTGGTTAAGGTATAGTTAAAGGTATCTGCGACTGTGTTAAAAGAATAAGTATTACGCAGACAATCCCAAGACCAAGAATCTTCTACTTCACGCTTAGAATCATTAACTAACTTGCCGATTAAGGAAGAATAAGTATTCTGATCTACAGAAGTAACAGTAGACTCACGCAGTCTTGTCAATACATCGTTAACTAGTTGTAAGTATGTAGTAGCCATTTAACAATCCCATTTACGAAGAGCCAATGCTTTACGAGTTGGTCTGCCTTTTTCATCCTTCATTGGGCCGGGAACACCACTCATCCTTGCACAGAATGACTTCCTACGAGCAGCCTTCTTAGGTGATTTAGCAGCTTCTTTGGCAGACACTGGAGGCTTTAGATTAGCCCCTTCTTTGGCCTTAAAATACGCACGACCTTTAGCGTTAAGACCGCCTGTTGCGCTTTGGTACGCTTTTTTAACCATTTGAAATCTCCACAACAGCCCTGCATAGGTTAACAAAATCAGAAGTAGATAGATTACTTTTAGCAACATTTGCAGCCCTACAAACTAGTTGCACATTTCCCGGTTCGTATCCAAAAGAAGAATCTATTCTATCAATACTGCAATTTGTAGGAACAACTCCTTTACCAAGTTCCATTGTCATTTCCCAACCTGTTAAAGCACATTTTCCTTTTTGAGAAAACCACAAGGTTTCTAAAGCATCTACAGAAATACAAGACTTACTTCTTTGTACTGCTTTACTTCTTAAGTATGTCAAAAAAGATCTAACTGTTTTAGTTCTTTTATAAGCGGTAAATTGTAGCTTCTCAGGCCCCCATGTTTTTTTATGATACTCTGCTTGTTTTTTAGATATACATTCTTTACACCAAGAAGAGTATTTAGGATTCCCTGATTTTAATGGTTTTTTATACTTTACAAAACTATCTTCAATACTTTTTGTAGTTTTACATTTAGAACAAGATTTAACTACCTCTCCCTGTTCATCTAAAAAAACTTTCTTAACCATTTTTCTTAGCAGTTTTCTTTGCTTCTTTAAAAGCCTTAGCGGTAGGAGCGCCTTTAGAACCTACCTTACGCATCTTCTCACCAGATCCAGCAGCGATACGCTTGCGTTTAGCGTTAATGTTGGCATAGAGTCCCGGTTTCATTTCTTTTTCTTAGCCTTTCCTGCTTTAGCCAAAGCAATCGCAATAGCCTGCTTTTGTGGTTTACCTGCTTTCATCTCTTTCTTAATATTCTCAGAGATTACCTTGTTAGATTTACCAGACTTGAGAGGCATTAGTATCCCCTTTTAGAACCCATTTTCTTAGCAGGCTTAGGCATTACTTTCTTTCCTGTCTTCATTGCATACTCTTTTGCTTCTTTCTTGCCCTTAGCAGTGTAAGGAAATTTCTTTTTACCGACCATAGGCATAGTAATGCTCCTTATCCGTTATAACGACCAGTTGCAGGGTTTTGAATTGCTTCAAAGGTACAAATATAAGTTACAGTATTGGTGGTGCTGTTTTGTATTCTTACTTCATCGCCTTCTTCTAAGGCTACTTCTGCACCTTGATTTAAAATTACAAAATCACCAGCGCTTAAGTTCTTACCACCAAAAACCTTGTACTCAGTATTTTTAGAAACATCATACCAGTAAACAGTAGGGCTGTCATTACTGGTCAAACTAATAACATAAATAAGTTCCCACAAAGCATGGTGTTTATCAGGAACAGTATACAGCGTTGTCTTAGTTGTGCTTGATAAACTTTCAATTGCACTGACTTTACGGCCTACCATTATTTCTTACCTAACAGTTTTCTTACTGTTTCAGTTTCGAGTATGCGAATAAATGTCCACACAATCGTAAACAAAGCAGCAACAGCAGGTAGAATCTCAGCTAAAGTGCCTACAACAGTAACTACAGATATGGCATCAACAGCGTGCTTAGTGCCTTCAGAAACGCCATGCAGTGCCATAATTAGTCTCCCTTAGGCCAATTCATTGTGTTAACAGTGTCAATCAACTGCTCAACACTGGTAACACCGGCGATAGCGGTTTCTAATCGATTGGCTTCAGTTACTACTGCAGTTCTGTAAGATTGTACAGATTCTGGTATGTCAATATTGCGCTCTGCCTTGCGAATAATGTACCAGTCAGTACTGGCTAGTAAAGAGCCTGCCGTAGCCTTGACCTGTGCTGTCCACTGCGACTTCAGACCCTTGGTCACCAGCCGCTTGGTGGTGTTCTGCATGGTCTCGGTCAGCGGGTTGTACTCTTGGACATACAGAGGATTACCGTCTTGGTCAGACTCTTCCCTGTCATTCAGAAGTTTAGGATTGCCCACGCCCCAGTAGAATCGCTGGTCGAAATTTTGGGTTTCATCTGAGGTTTCAATAACACCCAAAGAAGCACGAACTTCTGGATTGCGTAGATGCGGATATTTCACCCCATCTTCCGTGACGAACGGGCGATCAATGTTTACTGGTTTGCCGTTAAGACTGAACATAGTCCATGCTCCTTGAGGTAATTCAGTTGAGTGTTTTTAGCCTGCGTGCTTGAGTCTGCCCACCGACAATTATCAGGTGAGTATCCTTTGAATGGGTTAATCCTGTCTATGGTCATCTTATCTGGCCTATCGCCCATGTCTGCATAAAAGTTTTCAAAACTACTGATCCATCTATCACAAACAGTTATGCCCATTTGCCCATACTTTTTCCATGCTTGATCTGTTGGTTTTGTGCATCTACGCACCATAGCGATCCAAGACTTGTATGTACGAGACAGAGCCATACCATGAGTAGCGGTTTTCTTGCCTTCTTCTCTTGCGATTTCTTTGTGCAGACATCCACAAGATTTTGTTAAGCCTTTTCTAAGATGAGTGCCAATAACTATTTTTTCGTTTCCACAATCGCATACGCAGTGCCATTGTCTGTTTCCAAATTTGTCGCAGCCAGCCTCTTTGGTAACAAGCAATCTTCCATGCTTATTGCCAATCTCGTTCTTGATCTGCGTATAGCCCATTTGTTGCTCCTATCGTGCAAGGCTAATAGAAAAGGGATTCTCTGCGAAGGCCATGTAAACATATGTGCCACCAGAGGCGTTTGCCGCAGCGTTGGTTGTCCTTAATTTGAATCCATTAGAAAGATAATCAATTTGATTGCTTCCTGCCGTGTATTCACTACTGCTTGCATTTGGATATAAAATGGCATTCAACGGATTAAATGTGCTTCTTTTTACATCTTGAATCCACCAATCACCAGTGGTATCAGTCCGTTTATACATCACAAACGCAGGCCTAAACCCCGTGAACACAAACGGCCCATCTGTCGATCCGTTTCCGGTGTAGCTCCCGAATGCGCTATAACCAGCGATGGGGGCGAAGCAGTAGGCGACATAGGTTCCGCTAGATGAGTTAGTACCAAGGTCAGTACCAAGGCTGAAAACAGTGCTTGTTGGATAGGTGCTATTAAAACTGGTTGAACGAGAGAAAGCAGCAGAGGTGGATTCCAAAGCAAGAACACTAGATGCGGCAACGCTGGTGTGCTGAACAGTCCACGAATAAGTGCTTCCGTTTCGTTGCTTCACTATCACCATAGCTGGAGCAACCCCAAGACCATGGCCTACGCTGGCCCCGTTGGTTCCATTCCCCGTGTAAGTCACAATCGAGAACCCAGCAGTGGTATTGGCTGAGACTGTGCTGCTGATAGTGCCAGCAGTGTTGCTGCTACCTGCGCCGTTGGCTTTCCAGTTCCATGCGACATACGGATTTGTTCCATCGTTTACAGAACCATAACTAGCAGGGTCAGCCTCCACAGAAAAACCATTTGACAAGAAAGCCGTAACACCTTGCGTGCTACTGTCGGTTGCTTCTGCGTTTGTTAAATTTGATGCTAAGTGAAAGCCACGGCCTCTTACAGCGTCAACCAAAACATGGTTTGATGCGTTTCTGTTTTTAATCCAAATTAAATCAGGTTGAAACCCAACAGTTGTAATACTCTGCAGCGTCTGATTATTACCCGTATAAGTTACGGCATTGAAATAATCAGAACCCTCCGCAATAGTCGGCTCAGGCAAGTTAGTTGTGCAGAGTGCCTTGAAACCAGAGGGGGCGGTGTAGGCAAATGGGCGTTGACCGAAGTTGCAATTCCCAGCAATGCTTCTGCTAACACCTCCTGTATGTAATGTGACTAATGGAGAGAACGTCCCTGACAGTCCTGTATAAGCTGTTCCTTGGCTTGTGTTGTTTTTGTAAAAGGTTAGTGTTCCAGCGTCCAAATCAAGAGCAACACCGACAACATCGTTGTTTGCCAAGGTAGCGCCATACGCAGAGGATGAGCCACCAGAGTATTTGTTACCGTCTGAGTGATAAACATACCCATCTGTGACAAGGTTAATTGTTCCTGTGGACACAACCGAGCTACTTGCTAAAACAATACCTGTGGCAAAGTTTAAGCCTCCTCCAACATCCGTTGGGGTTACTTCCCAATACCACTTGCCACTTGAAACTCCTTGTGTTCCTTTTGTGTAACTAACACCGTTAATAGACGATGTTGCAGAAAACTGTAAGTTTCCATTGGACAGGGTATATGCTGAGGCCACCGACAAAGGATTCAGCGTAGCGTAATTCCCACGCACCTCACCACCAACACCGGTGTCTGTGCCGTAGCGAGTAGGCGAATCCACCAGAGAATCATTACCAGCACCAGCAGTCACGCTGAAGTTATTAGGTGTCCAGTCATTACTACCAGCAGCGTCATAACCCAATGCAGTAGTGCTGGAGTTGTCACCAAAGTCTAGGTAGAAGCCGTTAGTGCCGTAAGAGCCAGAGTAGGCTTTAGGCTTCCATACGCCGGTGTCGGAGTCGTATTCACCGAAGTCTGAAGCGGTCTTAGCGGTTCCATCAATGAAATGAACATCGGCTAGATAGCCATCAAAGTAGTAACCACTATAACCAGTAAAGGCTCCGATTGTCTGAGTCGTGGTTGAGTTCCAGTAACTACAGACATCAGCATTAAGCGCAGGGTAAGACGATGAACTAGCTGTAAGTCGAACCCCGTTTACCCAAGCCTGTAGACGGTCACTTGCAGTAGCTTGCGTTGAGTCAACAATTACAACAACATGATACCAAGCAGAGGGGTCACGATATAAGTCGTTTGAAAGGAAATAGTAAGACCCATTTCCAAAGTACATATTTAACCGGTCATTGTTCGTAATGAAACCGCTATTAAAAAAGCAAATATCGTATGTTGATACGCCGGTTCCAGAGCCAAACAAGTTTCCGTTTGATCCGTTAACGCACTTCTTAACCCAACCAGACCAAGTCCATGTCTTCTTGTTTCCAGCAGACGCAGGAGTACGGCTCATATATGAACTGTCGCTCGAATTGAACCTAAGCGACCTTTCTACTTGATACTCTCCAGCCTCGCCAGAGATACCTACTGGCAGCACGCTCAAGATAAGGCTCCTGAGTTCACGCAGTAAACATTAGTCCCATCCGAAAAATATGAAATGATATATGTACCGGCTGCGCTAATCGTTGCCAATGCGGTTGTCGAAACCTTGGTGTTGGCGTGTGCGCTGACTGTATATCCACTGGTATTGACTAGAAGTATGAAACCGCTTTGACCAGCCGTGATGTTGGTAAAGGTCAGCGTAAAGTTACCAGTTGGCGTTGTCTTAAAATTGTTCGTGACATTAAGGTCATAAGAACCATCGTTGTCAGTCGTAACAGTTCCACGCTGAGAGATTGTAAAGGTCTGGGCTACATCAGTCTTGGCGGTGTCAGCATCATAAGCCTGTACAGACGATCCAATATCAGTGGTAACAACCAGAGTCTTACTGGATGGGATAGTTGTACCGTTGAGCGTCGTAGTGCTGCTAGAAGTCAATGAGGTAAATGCACCGGTAGAAGCACTGTTAGCGCCTACAGGAGTGCCATCGATAGAACCAGCATTGATATCAATAGTAGAAGGAGCAGTACCTAGTTCTACAACATTACCGCCGCTGTCTTTACTATACAGACGCTTGTCGTAGGTATTAACAGCAACTTCAGCGCCACTAGCGGAGTTGGTTAAGTCACCGGCACTAGGAGCGCCAGTAGTATCTC